CCATCAGGGGCCCCCCGGGAACACCTTGGAGGTGGCGCCATGCCCTATTTCACGAACGAGCGTACCGCCGGATCCTCCATTTCCTCTGGGAGGGAATGGGATTCGACGGGAGACTCGATCGTGGACGCGAAAAACTCCTATGACTGTGTCTACAGTTGGAGGAGTGGTCGCGGGAAGAGCTCTTCACAAATGCTCTCTCCTGAGACTGACTCGAGTGTGGGTTCAACCCTCATCGATCGTCTCAACGCTCGTCAAGAGATCATCTCGGGTTACCTTGATGAAATCTCTATGAGCGCCCAAGGCGGGTCCGGGCAGTTTCTGACTGCCGATATTGGACACGCTTTTGGGGTACTGCACGCGAAGACTCGTGTCGGAAATGGTTCGGTTAGTTACCGATCGAGTTATGATAGCCAAGGCAGATACTGGAGGTCATGGACCAATCCAGTACCCGCCGGGGCATCACGACTCATGGCAAATGGCAGTGTCGTTCACGACACTGTCTCTGCCTATATTCCAGACTACGGTACGTGGTTTCGCAGCAGGGGAGCAACGCTTCCTAACCAAAACACATCCACGAATCCATCGACAATTTTGCCGAATGGTCTGGATCATCAGGGACAATCGACGCGTCTGATAAGCGCGGCGAACCCTTTTGATAACCAGGCAGATTTCCTCGCTACGGCGGTGGAACTGCTTCGTGGTGACGTGCCCAAGTTTGTTGGCAAGCTGCGTATACATCGAGACAACCTTCTTCGTTTGAAGAAGCAGTTCAAGACGTATAAGCAAGCTGCCGCTTACGTTGGGTCACAGTCGCTGAATGTTCAGTTTGGTTGGGCTCCGATTATCCGTGATGTGGGCAACGCAATCAACCTTCTTCTGACGGTTGATCGCGCTGTTTTTCCCACTGACAGTACTCGGAGGCGTCGAGAAGCATCTCTGCTATCACAAGGAGATATTTCATCTCGGACACTCGAATGGGGTCTTACCCCTCACTTGTCGCACCGTTATTCGGGGTTTCCCCCGGCTAACAGTCCGCTCGTGAACCGTGTGTCTGGACCCGGCTTTGTACAGCGGGTCCCTCTTGATACAGAGGTGACTATTCAGGCCACAGCAGATGTCCGGCTCTCTGCCAAGTTCCGCACAGGAGTCCGACCTACATCCGAAAACAACGGATATGTAGATCAGGCCCTGACGCTTCTTGGTTTGAAGCTGACACCTGAAGTGATCTGGGAGCTCACTCCTTGGTCATGGTTGATCGACTGGTTCGCAAACATCGGAACAGTCTTGTCCAACGTTTCAACGCTTGGATTCACCAACGCCATTCTCAACTACGCCTACTCGACACTTCGGTATCGGGTCACCACGTCTTACGTGGCCAGGCGACCAGCCCAACTGGCCCCTCCTAACTACGAGGGTGTCTTCCAGTGGTCTGGCAATGTCCTATTTCAAGAGAAATACGACATGAAAGTGAGATTGGCCGCCTCCCCCTTCGGTTTTTCCGTCGCCACGCCTGACCTCTCGGTCGGGCAATGGGGAATCCTGTCGTCTTTGGGCCTAGCCCGAGGACGATAACAATTCCACAACAACTGAAGAACAACTTCAGAGGAGAAGAACATGGCATACACAGACCCTCAGTCAGTCACGATCGGAACCACGCCGGGAGCTGTCTCGCTTGTGCGAGTCAACTCAGGTTCGGAAACCGGAAAGTTTTCGAACTACGACGCGAAGACCAACCTTAAGGTTGGTTCGACCTATGGTCGCCGAATCCGCCGTGAGGCGCGAATCGACTTCCAGAAGGTCACGGCAGACCCCCTGGTCTCCAGCACCAATGTGCTGGTAGGCTCGTCGGTCTACCTGGTGATCGATGCCCCGCAGAGCGGTTTTTCCGCAACCGAGCAGAAAGAGCTTGCAAAGGCTCTTCTTACTTGGCTCACTGCCTCTTCCGACGCCAACCTTATCAAGTTGATCGCTGGAGAGAACTGATGTCGGATCTTGTGTGGCTTGTCCTCGTAGGGATTACGGGGTTTGCCGCACTTTCTTTCGGCATCACAGTGTCTGTGCTCGCCTTCCGGCGAAGCAATCAGGGCTGAGACTGACCCCATACAGGGTCTGGAGCATGTTCAGTTGGATCCCTGCCCCTTGAAAGGAGCAACGATGAAAAGCCAGCTCGATCTCCACCTAGCGGTAGCCGAAGATCAGCTATCGCTATGCGGTGTCCCCTTCGCTCGTGACCTTGCAACAATTAGGTCACGCGTCGAAGAAAAGGGTGAGGAATTCCTCACTCTTGACCTTCCTGCCATGGGAAAAGCCTTTGACAAGGCTCTTGACCAGGGTGAGATGGACGCTCATACCTTTCCGATTTTAAGCGGAGAGGCGGAGGCGACCATCGGCCAGCATTCCTTAACGGACTGTTTGCCAAGGTCTTCGACGCAGAAGGACGCCTTCTCTCAGAGATCGATCTTCACGCCGTACGTGCACTGAGGCAGATATTTTATCTGCACTCGAAGCTCAACGAGCTTCCCACCTTAGACAAAGTGGATGCTGCACTCAAGGCATATGTGGAGACCGATCAAAACATCTCGAACGCAATCCCCTCTGATCTCCGCGAGGAGTTCAGGAGGATGGCACGTGAGATGTATGGGACCTACTTTGCCCGCATGGAAGCAACCCTCTACGAGGATAGCTTCCTTTCGCGTGCAAAGCATGGTCCTGGAGCAGTTTCTGATCCCTTACCGGCAAATCAGAAATGGAACAATCGTGAGTGGTCAGAGCGGCTTTCCAGCCACTTTCCCGCTCATGAGTATCTGCGAACTGGGTCGAAAGACCCCTCGACAGATGTGTTCCTGCTCCCCCCGGCACGCGAACACCCCTCACGGGTGATTGCAGTGCCTAAGACGGCGAAGGGTCCTCGGATCATCGCGGCTGAACCGGTTTATAACCAGTTTGTGCAACAGGGCCTGATGGCCATGTTCACCGATTGGATGTACTCACATCCAGTTGTCAGCTTCGAGTTCCAGGAACCGAACCAAGAGCTAGCCCGCAAGGGTAGCATCGATGGATCGGTAGCGACCATTGACCTCTCTGAGGCCAGTGATCGCGTTTCCCTCGCTCTCGTGAAAGCCCTCTTTAGAGATCACCCTTATTTACTAAGTGTGATTCTCTCTTGTAGGACTCAGCGAGCCGTTCTTCCGTGGGGCGAAGAAATCGCCTTGCGAAAGTTCGCGTCGATGGGGTCTGCGCTGACGTTCCCACTGGAGACTCTGATCTTCTCGATCATTGCCTTCATGGGAGTACAGCGCTCTGAGATGAGCGTGAAGAAGTCCATCCGAAATGGACTTCTTCGGGTGTACGGTGATGACATCATCATCCCCGTGCAGGCCGTTGACGAGACAGTATCCCTCCTTGAAGCTTTTGGCCTCAAGGTAAACACTGACAAGTCTTTCTGGACTGGAGAGTTCAGAGAGTCTTGTGGCGGGGACTACCTCCGCGGCTTCCCGGTAAACCCGGTGAAGTCGAGGAGAAGGATCCCTACCTCTCGCAGTGACACTGACGAAGTGGTCTCGATTGTTGCGTTCCGCAACCTATACTGGGAACAGTACGGGCCAACGGAACTCGTGACCAGTCTTGATGCCTTCATTGAAGGGTTGATCCCCTTCCCTGAAGGCTTCAAAACGACAGATGCCCTGGTACGTTGGAGTGTGATTCCCGTTCCTGACGGAATGGATCCACGTCTCCAGCGTCCCTACGTCATGGCGTGTCGTGTCCTCCATAAAAAGAGGCATGACCCGCTAGACGGTGAGGGTGCTCTTCTCAAGTACTTCTGGTCCCCGGAAGGGGACGACGGATTGAGAAATCCGGATCCGAAGCACTTGCAGGTCGCTGGACGTCCCGTATCGTCTGAAATCAGATACGGGCGGGTCCTGCTTTAAGCAGACTCGTTAGGGCAGCCTGAAATGGCTGTTTGGCATCTTGCCAATGAGGAGG